CAAATGGTTTGTAACCACTTTTCTTACCAATTGCATCCATCCACATCTTGTAGAATAGGTTCATGCCGTTTGGTGTAGACACAATAATAATCTTTGTCGTTTTACCTGATGAAATTACAGGGTAAACTGAGTTAAAGAATTCATGTGCAATGTTTGGTGGAACGAAAGCAAACTCATCCAAGAATACACAGTTAAAAGAACCGCCTCGGATTGCAGCAGAAGATGTTGAGTCTGCACGAATCTTAGAACCATTTTCTAGTTCCACGTTACCTTTGTTCCAGATTACAACACCTTGTTGCAACCACATTGGTAAGTTTTCGTATGCAAGTTGGTATTTTGCAAGAATATCTCGTGCAAGAGAACCCTTGTTTGCCAGAACGGCTACGTTTTGTGTGTCGTTGAATAGTGTCAACCACAAAAGGTATGCCACGGAGGTGGTGGTTTTACCAACCTGACGAGGACACTTGGTGATGGCAAAACGATTCTTGTGGAACAGACGAATCATGTCCTTCTGGAAGTCCCACATCTCAAATGGCATTAAACCACGGTCAACGTTGACAATCTTAATATAGTGTTCTGCAAAATAAACAGGATCTTTTGCACACTTCAAATACTCCTCAACTTGTTCTTGAGTATATTTTACTTGAACGCCAACCTTCTTTAGTAAAATATTATCGCGGTAACTTTCTTTATTATCACTCATTCATACCCTTAATAAGTTTATTCAACTCGGATGTTGAGCCGACAAAGAATGCTGCTTTGTCAATATTTGTTGTTGAGTTTTGATTTTTTTTGTCCATCTCACGCATTTGTTTTTGAACTGCAAGTAGTTCTTTGTTTGCATCTACCACATTTTTAAGTAGAGTGCCATATACTTCAAATGCTCTTGGGTGTTGACCATCTTTTGCAATTTGTAAAATCTCAGCCATTGCATCCTTACCCTGGTCAATCAAGTCTTGTAGATTTGCTTTGGTTTGCTCATATGCATCAGCCAAATCTTCTTCAAGATTTTCTTTATCTACTGTTGCAGGCAACTGTTGTTTTTTTACAACAGGCACCACTGGTGTCGGAGTGGAAGAAACATCAAAGATTTCTTCCATATTTTTTTCAAAGTTAGACATTGTTATATTCAGTTATTACGGTGGTATATGTATAATTTGATGTTGCGTTAGCGTTACTTGGGTTAGTAGTAATAATTATATTTGCATATTCTTCTGGTTGAATGCTGTATGAATTGAAAGACCAAACTGCACCAGAATTTATACCAACAAGATTTGCGTTAGATACAAAATTGCCTTGTGCATTATTAACAATCAATTGTTTGTTGTTACTACTCCAAGATACAACCTGTGCTGTTGCTGTGGACAATTCTGGTGTTGGACCTTGATAAACTATCTCATTGATTTGATAGTTGCCTATTCCACCAGCATTCACATTGAACACAACATTATTGCCCTGTGATAGGTTGTTGTGAATGTTTGTGATAGAAGTTTTAATCAAACCAGAAGTTGAGTTTGCACCAAAGATGAAGCCCTTAACCGTGAAGTTAAGTGTCCAAATAACCATTCTGGTATCCGAATCACGGTCACCTTCATAAGTTACATCATATTTGACGTTGTTTAATATGATTGGTACTTCTTTGATGATACCCATTTCTGGAATCATGTTCACTTTGATTGTGTAATCTGGTGCAAAGAATGGTAGAATGTGTTCAATGATTTGATTACCATCTTCAATGTTTCTCACATACAAATAGAGTGAAAAATCAAAGTTGTATGGTACTGGCATGTATTGCGAAATGATATTTTGACCACTTGACGCAAAGTTTTTGATGTTTGTTATTTGTTTTCTGGATGCATCATAATCAATACCATTCATTTCATATGACATGCGTGGCAAAGTCATTTGAATTTTTTTATCCAAGTTTGGATCAAAAGAAAGACGTTGAACATATAATTCTTTTGCCGCATAATCAAGAGGAACAATAAATCTTTCTTGTTCAGATTCATCCGGATTATAGCGAACCAATGTAATGTTACTGAACAGGTCACCAAATGCAACCGTCAGTTTACGAATCATTCTATTATAGGTTGTATCTGCCATTATAGACCACCAATCGGATTATTTTCTGATGTATTGATATATGGTTGTGCAGTTGTAACCGTAACCTCATTATCATACGATTCTTTTCTTGCTGGATCAAACAACGGATCAAATGTTTGTAACACAAATTGTGCATTACTTGACATACCAATCATAATTTCACCATCAGTAAATTCACCAAAGATATTTGTTACTGTCAATGTGTTTGTGTGTGGTGTCCATGATTGAACTGTACCATATGATGTAGCATTGTTTAGTGTTGAATCTGGTGACTGGTAAACAATTTCTGTTGTTGTATATGAACCTGTACCAGCACCAGTGTTTAATGTCAAAGTATAAGCAGAATCTGTGACAACAGAATCAATATCAGGAATACCAGTAGTAATAGTTTCCTGTGAGTATTTGAATTTCTCAAGTTCCAATTCATAGTAGTAAGGAACTCTACGACCTAACATAAAGAAATCTTTGTTTTGATTTGTGAATTTTATTTCATATAGTTCACCGGTACCATTTAGAAATGGAACATATATCAAATCACCTTCACGGGGTCTTGTAAAAGTGTTTTGTGGTACTCTTTGTGAGAATGCTCTTTTAGAAACAATCACAGTGACTTGGTTACGAATTTCCAAACCAAATTTGGTGAACATTTCTTTTTCACCCATGTAATCATTTGCAGAAGAAAGATACATTTCTAATGGAAATGCTGTATTGAATTTCTTAACCGGGTCTTCACCATAGATTAAGTCTCTGGCTTGACTATTATTATTCGGTAGATAGTATGCCTGAAATCCCATTATTTGTATGGACTCAGTAATTAAATCTTCTACAAGTCTTTGTTCATCATAACGGGCATTATAGTTGTTGAAATATTGAGAGGTAGCAATTTTAGGTTCCTACCTTTCTTATTCTGTTTTTTGCTGCAATTCTCATTTTTTCTATCGTTTCTGGTGAATTTTTTCTACCTGTTCGTAATTTTGCTTTTTCACTGAGTTTTCTTTTTGTTTCATCGGTGTGTTTGAAACCTTTTTTAGATTCGCTTATTTTCTTTTTGGTTTCTTCAGATAGTGTCCAAGTTTTACCTAATGAGCGTTTGTTTCCTAAATTTCTTTCGGTTGCAGATACACTCATTCTTTTTTTTATTTCATCCGAAAGATTTAACATAGCCTCTTTTGTTCTTTGTGATATAAACTCTCTGTATTTTGGATCTTTAGTTCTTTCAATGTTTCTTTTTCTATTGGCTTCTTTTTGTTCTTCTGTTGCTTTCCATCCAAAACATCCTTCACCACCATCAGTTTCATTGTAACCATTATTTTTGGTATCTAATTTTTTAATCCAATGTTTTTCTTTTTCCAACAATTCTTCTTTGGTCTCGGCCGAATCAATCTCATAAACAATGAAATTCTCCAAACCATACTTAAACATTGCCTTATGTATATGACAATGATTTTTATCATTTGGATTTTTAGCAATTCGTTTATGAGATTTAAATCTTCCTACAATTTCACCTCTTGTTATACCAACATATTTTTTGTTATCTAGTTTATTTTCTATACAGTAGACCTTCATTTTCATATCTCCTTTTATATATTTATATAAAAAGAAATTTGAGACCCTTTGAATTAGTTTATTAATTTAAAAACCACTCAAGCGGCCCTGAGTAGTCGTTAATCATGTCTTTTTCTAGTTGTGCAATTTCTTCAACTGCGGCATCCACAGTTTCTTTGCCATTTAGAACCACACCACCAGGTAATTGGATGCCTCCAAATTTGGACATATTTTCTCCCCAATTTTTCTTAATTAGGGCTGTTGCGTATTGCTTCAACCAACGGTCATTCCATACATTTGGGTATGTGTTTGGATCAATTGCACCATAACATTCTGATACGACAACTTGACCTACATTAACTTCATAACCTTGACCCCATGCCCAATCAATATACAATCTTTGCATATTACGCACCCAACGAATAGGAACTTCACCGGTGAACTGGAGTTCTAAAGAACGCAAGTGTTGTTGAGTTAGTGTGTAATTGATGTAGGACGCAGAGGTGAAGTCATATAATTCATTTAGACGCAATTGGTATCTCAAGTCAAACATGTTGATGGTTGCCTGAGAATCGGTCAAAGGGAAAATACGAGTAATGCCAAGAATATTTACTGTGTTACCATCTTGGTCTGTGGCTTGAGATGCATCCAAATATTGATTTGCAATATCTTGTGATGTGACATAGTGAATCCAATAGAACTTTTGTGCACCATCAAAGTGGTAATCTTGCCAGTATTGAATAGCATCATCAATACGGTCCGAAACTTGGTCTGGATCCACATTGATTTGAATCACGGGTGCACCAAGTCTTCTTAAACAGTAGTTTGTAAAGTCTTCTCTTGTTAAAATTGGTCCCGACATGAGTATATCTCCTTATGCTCTATTTATCCTAGAGCAATAGAATACGCTAATGCTGTAGATACCGCTATGTAAACCGCATTAGATGTTGCTAATGTTGTTGATGAATTTGATGAAACTGAACTACTTGTTCCCGTGATTGACGAAGAATCTGGGAAAATGTATTGTGAAGTTGCAATATGTATTGATGAGTTCACATTACCTGTAGATGCAATATCACCCTTAACAACCATAGTTCCTGTAGAATTTGATATGGATTTTGTATTTGGTGAATTGAATACTACAGAAGTATTATTTGCTTGATATCCACCAACAAACAACTTAACATTGGTATTAGGTGAGAAAGTACCATATACCAAGTTTGCAGAATTGGTATAAACATAACCATCACCAGGATATGCAACAGTGAAACCATTTATAATAACATTGTATGCGGTACTTGTGATACCCATGTCAATGTAATTGGTTGTATCTGAACCTAAGTTGTTGTAAAGTGCAAGGTCAGTAGAAGCATTTGCTGTGTTTGCAAAGTTTTGTGCAGCAATTTGAACTGATTGGTCAGTATTTGACGAGAACAATCCTAGTGCATACAAGTGTGCTGATGTATTTGCAACGTCTTGTGTTAAAGAACTTTGTGTGACGAATACGTTTGAAGAACCAGTAAACTGGATACTTCCTGTCATCACACCACCAGTTCTTTGTAGTGCTGTATTTGATAGTGAGTATGCTAAATTAGCTTGTAAGAATGCAGAGTTTGCATAGTTACCAGTTGTACCAGAATTATTATACGCAAGGTTAGCCTGAGCGTATGCTGAGTTAGCATATGAGCCAGATGCATTTTGAGATGTGTAAGCCGAGTTCGCTTGTAAGAATGCCGCTAGTGCAGATATGTTTGCTGTATTGGCTTGTCCATAAGCAGCATTAGCTTGTACAAATGCACCATTAGCATAAATTGATGCTGCCTGTATGTTTGTATTTTGGGTTAACTCAATGCCATACAAGAATGTAATCTGTGTGTTTGCATAATTGTAAGCAGAATTGGCTTGTAAGAATGCTGAATTTGCGTAGTTACCTGCTGTAACTGCTTCATTGTTTGCCAAATTTGCTTGTGTAAATGCAGCATTAGCCTGTATAAAAGCACCGTTGGCATACAAAGCGGCAGAGTTAGCAACAAAACTTGGTGTATTTGCAACTATAAAAGCGGCATTAGCCTGGACAAAAGCACCATTAGCATATGTTGCAGATGAAATGATATTAGCATTTTGTGAAGCATCAACACCAGCAATTAATGTTACCTGTGTATTTGCATATGAGTATGCTGCATTAGCCTGAATGAATGCACCATTCGCATAAATTCCACCAATGTTTGCACTGTTTAATGCAGTATTCGCTTGAGTAAATGCCGAGTTCGCATAAGATGCCGCTGATGCTGTATTTGCTGGTATGTTATTTGCAAATGCATATACGGCATTAGCCTGTATAAATGCGCCATTAGCATACGTTGCCGCCGATGCAATATTGGTATTTTGAGTTGCATCAATCCCAGAAATCAATCCAACTTGAGTATTTGCATATGTAAATGCAGCATTAGCCTGTATAAATGCACCATTTGCATATATTGAAGCACCATTTGCTTGAATAAAAGCACCGTTAGCATATACCGATGCTGATGTAATATTTGCATTTTGACTTGCATCTACACCCGCAATTAATGTTACCTGTGTATTGGCATAACTAAATGCCGCATTAGCTTGGACAAAAGCACCATTTGCATATAAAGAAGCACTATTAGCCTGTGCATAAGCGGAATTAGATTGAACAAATGCACCATTTGCGTATGTTGCTGCCGCTGTAATGTTACTGTTTTGTGTTGCATCAACACCAGAGATTAAACCAACCTGTGTGTTTGCGTAACTAAATGCAGAGTTTGCTTGAACAAAAGCACCGTTAGCATATAAAGATGCACTATTAGCCTGAGCATAAGCCGCATTTGCCTGTAAGAAAGCAGGTTGTGCATAAATGCCTGCGTTATTAGCCGCAGTAAATGCTGCGTTTGCCTGTACAAAAGCACCATTAGCATATGTTGCAGATGAAATGATATTAGCATTTTGACTTGCATCAACACCAGCAATTAGTGTTACTTGTGTATTTGCATATGTAAAAGCCGCATTTGATTGTATGAAAGCACCATTGGCATATAAAGCTGCCGAGTTTGCTTGATTGTAACCTGCGTTTGCTTGAACAAAAGCACCATTAGCATATAATGATGCTGAATTGGCAACCGCAAAAGCTGAGTTGGCGTATACGCCAGTGGTATTCTGTGACTGATATGCAGAATTTGCTTGTAGGAATGCCGCATTAGCTTGTATAAATGCTCCATTAGCATATAATGATGCACTATTTGCTTGTGAATAAGCACTATTGGCGTATGTTCCAGTTACGTTTTGGGATTGATAAGCAGAATTTGCCTGAACAAACGCACCGTTGGATTGCAAGAACGCACCATTTGCTTGTACGAATGCGCCGTTAGCATATAAGGAAGCAGAATTGGCCTGTGCATATGCTGCATTGGCTTGGACAAAAGCACCATTGGCATAAATTGAAGAACTATTCGCTACATAGAATGCCGCATTGGTGTACGCCAATAAATCATAACCATTAATATTTGACGATGCAGCTTCAATGACACCAACTTTTAATGTATCATAAATTGTATTGGCATCAAAGTTGACAGTTGTTGTTGGTTCTGCTGAAACATTACTAAACAGTTTCCATTTTCTATCATTGAAGTCACGAACAAAACCCACATGTTGGTAGTGTGAATAACCAGAATTTCCTGGTCCAATAATGTGGCCCACAAAACCAATATCAACCACATCACCCGTATTATTTGCTGCCAAATAAATCATTGGGTTATTAATTGACAGTGAATTTGCAGAATAGGTATTTGCTGTACCAGAAAGATACAGGTTACCGGTGACAGTAACATCACCGCCAATAACAATTGAACCTGTTGTGTTTACTGATAGACCTGCACCATTATTAACATATAAGGTGCCTGTCATTGTTCCGCCAGCTTTTGGTAAAGCATTGTTTGCGGTCGTAAACGCATTATTTGCGTATGTGCCGGTTACATTCTGTGAAGCATAAGCACTATTGGCTTGTAAGAATGCTGCGTTAGATTGAACAAATGCACCATTCGCTTGTAGGAATGCTGCGTTAGATTGTATAAATGCACCATTTGCCTGTAAGAATGCGGCATTAGCCTGGACAAAAGCACCATTAGCATACAATGAAGCGGAATTAGCTTGAGCATAAGCGGCATTTGCCTCTTGGAATGCACCATTTGCATATAGAGATGCTGAGTTTGCTTGTGCGTAAGATGCATTTGCTTCCAAGAAAGCACCATTAGCATATAAACTTGCCGAATTGGCAACTGCAAATGCTGCATTGGCATATACACCGGTTGTATTTTGAGATTGGTATGCACTATTGGCTTCAATAAACGCACCATTAGCATATAGAGAAGCAGAATTTGCCTGAGCATATGCACTATTGGCTTCAGCAAATGCGCCGTTGGCATACAAAGAAGCACTATTGGCTTGTGCATATGCCGAATTTGCCTCTAAGAAAGCACCGTTAGCATATAGACTTGCACTATTCGCTTGTGCATATGAACTATTTGCTTGTAAAAATGCCGAATTTGCCTCAACGAAAGCGCCGTTGGCATATAAAGAAGAGGAATTAGCCTGAGCATATGCCGCATTAGCTTCAATGAAAGCACCGTTAGCATATGTTGCCGATGAGATTATATTAGCATTTTGACTTGCATCAATACCAGCAATTAGAATTACTTGTGTATTGGCGTAATTGAAAGCAGCATTAGCTTCAATGAAAGCACCGTTAGCATATAAAGATGCTGAGTTTGCTTGTGCATATGCAGCATTTGCCTCAGCAAAAGCGCCATTTGCATATAGAGATGCTGAGTTTGCCACAGCAAATGCTGCATTAGCATATACACCAGTGGTGTTTTGTGACTGATATGCCGAGTTAGCTTCTACAAAAGCACCATTGGCTTGAACAAAAGCACCGTTAGCTTGCAAGAAAGCTGCATTGGCTTGTATAAATGCACCATTAGCGTAAGTTGCCGATGAAATTATATTAGCATTCTGGGATGCATCTACGCCAGCAATAAGAATTACTTGAGCATTCGCATATGAATAAGCATTATTGGCCTGTACAAAAGCACCATTTGCATAAAGACTTGCACTATTGGCCTGTGCATAAGAAGCATTCGCTTCCGCAAAAGCACCGTTGGCATATAAACTTGCACTATTCGCTTGAGCATATGCTGAGTTTGCCTGCAAGAATGCTGCATTAGCAAAAGCATATGAATTGTTAGAATAAATGTTTGTTAAGTTAGCATAATTAAATGCTGCATTAGCCTGAATAAATGCACCATTAGCATATGTGGCGGAAGAAATAATATTTGCATTCTGTGATAATTCCACACCAGAAAGCAATATGACTTGGTTGTTTGCATACAAGAATGCCGCATTAGCCTGGACAAAAGCACCATTAGCATATAGAGAAGCAGAATTTGCCTGTGCATAAGCAGCATTAGCATAAGTTCCAGTCACATTCTGAGATTGGTATGCTGAGTTTGCCTCAACAAAAGCCGCATTTGCATATGCACCAGCACTTAATGCAAAAGTGTTAGCAGTATTGGCTTGACCATATGCAGCATTAGCCTGCACAAAAGCACCGTTAGCATATGTTGCTGCCGCTTGAATGTTGGTGTTCTGTGTTAAATCAATACCATAAATCAAAAATACTTGGTTATTGGCATAAGCATATGCAGCATTTGCTTCTTGGAATGCACCATTAGCATATAAAGATGCTGAGTTTGCCGCATAGAATGCATAGTTTGCATTTAGATATGCTGAATTAGCTTCTAAGAATGCACCATTAGCATATAAACTTGCCGAATTTGCCTGTGCATATGCAGAGTTTGCTTGTAGGTAACCAGAGTTTGCTTGTAGGAATGAAGCCGATATAAATGCATTCTGTGTTAGGTTAACACCAGTAAGATATGCTACTTGTGTATTTGCATAAAAGAATGCAGCATTGGCCTCAATGAATGCACCATTTGCATATAAAGATGCAGAATTGGCCGCAGAGAATGCAGAATTTGCATAAGAACCAGTGGTATTCTGTGATTGATATGCTGAATTAGATTTTGTAAATGCACCATTAGCCTGTAAGAATGCAGCATTAGCTTGGTCAAAGGCACCATTAGCATATAAAGCGGCGGAGTTAGCTTCATAGATTGGTGTATTTGCTGCCAAGAATGCTGCATTAGCCTGTATGAACGCAGCATTTGCATACTGTGCCGCAGAATTTGCTTGGTCGTAAGAAGCATTTGCCCCAATGAATGCACCATTAGCATATAAAGATGCAGAATTGGCCTGTGCGTATGCAGAATTGGCCTCAATAAAACCACTATTTGCGGTATTTGCAACATACGATACAAGATTTGCCGTTGTATTTGCAATGTAAAGTGCAAGATTGGCTTCTGCCAATGCTTGTTCAACCTGAGCAGTAACATTAGCTGCACCAACAAACTGTGAAGTTGATGGTACGGTTATCTGTGTTCCCTGATTTACACGAACACTAATCGTGTTGACTGGATTTACTTTTACTGCCATTATTCAAATCTTATGTTAGAGATGTTTGTTACACCAGGAT